GCAGATGCTAACGTGAAGCTACAAGAGATTGCTCAAGAGCTTTCAGTAATGGCTTTGGATTTAGATGTAGCCATCTTTATCTTTTGTCACTTAAAAGCACCTGATGCAGGAGCATCACACGAAAGAGGAGGAGCGGTTCAGTCTCACCAGTTCGCAGGTTCTCGTGCAATGATGAGAAGTTGTAACTATATGATTGGTCTTGAAGGAAATAAAGACCCTGAGTTAGAGAAGGAGGAGCGTAATATAAGAAAGCTAGTTGTGTTAGAAGATCGAGAGTTCGGGAACACAGGAGTCATTTCGTTGTATTGGGATGATAAAACAGGTTTATTTAATGAGATGAGAGAGTGATGTTAAAAAGAACAAACGCTAGAACAAAGCTTGCAAAGGCAACAGCCCTTTTCGACACAGTTTTAACCCAGTTGACGGAAGCAGCTACAGAAGCTGTGGAAGATGTTACAAAAGCTGAGGAAGAGATTGCTAGACAGGAGACTCTTCGAGCGGAAGCTAAGAAGGTGTACCTAGAAGCCACTGCCGTTAAGAAAGGTATCAAAAACCTTCTAGGTGGTAAATAATGGAAGAGTTAGAGAAGAAGATTGTGCAATGGGCGGAAGATCGTGGTATCTTTGCAAACTCAACACCTACCCAGCAGGCATTAGTCACTGATGAAGAGGTTGAAGAGTTGTGGGATGGGATCACAGCCGAGAGTGTTACAGATATCGAAGATGCTATCGGAGATATCGCAGTGACTTTAGTTGTCCAAGCTAAAATGCACGGTTTAACTCTTGAACAATGTATGGAGACAGCTTACAAAGTTATTTCAAAAAGAAAAGGTAAGATGGTTGATGGTCGTTTTGTAAAGGAGGAAGATTGATAGAATTCATCGAAGAATATTATAAACTAAATTATAATGCCCTTCTAAAAAAGATTCGATACAGAGCTACATCTCTTCAAGATGCTGAAGATATCCTACACAATGCCTTTACCAATGCCTTGCTATATAAAGAGGCATACCAAGAAGATCAGCAAAACTTTGACTCTTGGTTCGGAACAATCCTACATAACGCTTTGAAACGCCATTTACGCGAACAAAGGTCGATGGGTACTTGGGTTGAACCTAAAGAAGGTGATGATGATTATGACGCGTTCATGCAAGAAGATAATCTGTTCTCCTCTGAGATTCGTAGAGAAATTCACTCAGAAATAGAGAGCCAAGAGTGCAGTCTTACTAAATCAATTCTAACTCTTTATTTTATTAAAGGGTATAGGACAAGGGATATTGTACATATTGTTGATGCTTCTTATGATTCTATTCGAAAAAGAGTTAAGGTCTTTAAGAGAAAAACTCTCAGGAAGTATCTATGAGAATATGTGTAGCGGATTTAGAGGCAGATGGTCTTTTAGCAGAAGCTACGCAAGTCTGGTGTGGAGTGTTTAAAGACATCTCTACTGGTAAGAAATGGAAGTTCCTTCCTAATGAAATAGGAGAGATGTTATCGTTCATGGATACAGTTGATGTGTTGATTATGCATAACGGTATCGGTTACGATTGGCCTCTTCTAAAGAAGCTCTACAACTATGAGTATAAAGGTAAAAAGGTTGATACCCTAATCATGTCTAGGTTACACAACCCTAAAAGACCTTTGCCATTCAACATCCCTAAGAACACAGGGAAAAGAATTGGCCCTCATTCTGTTGAAGCATGGGGTTATCGTGTAGGAAGAGGGAAGCCTGATCATGAAGATTGGTCTAAATTCTCTAAAGAGATGCTTCATAGATGTGAGGAAGATGTTGAGATTCAGCATTTAACTTTCTTAGAACTTCAGAAAGAAGCTGCTCCTTATTCATGGAGATCTGCTCACCTATTATCCTTCAAGCTGTTCGAAACTCTTCAAAAGCAAGAGCAGTATGGTTGGTTAGTTGATCGCCCTTATATGGAGAAGTCGATTAAACTTCTTACACATTGGATGGATAGGATTGATAAATCTCTTAAGACAAGGCTTCCTATTATCAGAGAGATACAAGAGACAAAAACTAAAGGGGAGTATAATTTTGTCAGAAAGCCTTTCAAAGCGAATGGCGAATATAACGCAAACGTTTCTAAGTGGCTTGATTCCGTTGGCCTCGATGCTAATGCTAGGCCTATTGTTGGCCCTTATAGTAGGGTTGCCTTTCGCAATGTTAACCTAGATTCTGATAAAGAGACTAAAGCTTTCTTATTAAATCTTGGTTGGATACCGAAAGAATGGAACTATAGCGATAAAACTGGAGAGAAGACATCTCCTAAGCTATCTAAAGACGATCCTTTCGAGGGTATTGAAGGAGGTTTAGGAAGATTGGTAGCTAAACGAGTACAAATTAAACATAGAAAATCCTCTATCGAAGGTCTAATAAAACTAATCAGACCTGATGGAAGGATTGCCTCAGTAGTTAACTCGTTAGCGACAACAGGAAGAGCTACTCACAGGGGTATCGTGAATATCCCAGCAGCTAAAAGCTTCTTTGGTAAACAGATGAGAAAGATTTTCATCAGTAAAGAAGGTTTTGTATTAGTTGGTACTGACTCAGATGCTTGTCAGATTCGTATGTTAGCAGGGAGAATGAATGATCCTCACTACACAGATGTAATCTTGAACGGTAAGAAAGAGCTCGGAACTGACATGCATACAATCAATCAACGAGCAGCCAAATTACCTACAAGAGACTCAGCCAAGACATTCTTCTATGGCTTCTTGTTCGGTGCAGGAGATGCTAAGGTTGGTAAGATTGTTGATGGTACATCAGCAGATGGTGCAAGACTTAAGAAACAATTCTTAGCCGGACTACCTGCTCTAGGTAAGCTCATGGAAGACTTAACTAAAGAGTTCAGAAGTAATGCGAAGAAACGTTTAAACAAATGGAACAAATTCGAATACTACAATGGTTGGGTCAAAGGGTTGGATGGAAGGCCTATTTTCATCTCCTCTGAACATCAGATCTTAGTGTATGTTTTACAATCAGACGAAGCTATTATGATGGCAGCAGCTTACAACCTGTTCCACAAATGGATGGACGACAGGGGCTACACATTCGGTAAAGAATACGGAACTGTGTGCTGGTATCATGACGAGTGGACTGTTGAGTGTAAAGAAGAAATAGCGGAGGAAGTGGCTTCTCTAGCAGAGAAAGCTATAACCAAAGCAGGAGAGTTCTATAAAATACCATGCCCTCATAAAGGGGATGCAGCAATCGGTAAAGATTGGTATGAAATTCATTAATCAGGAGAAAAATAAATGGCATTAAATGCAAGCAAAGTTGAAAGTAAAGGTAATGGTGGAACTAAACAAGAACCTCTAGCGGCTGGTAACTACCCTGCACGATTGGTTCAGGTGTTAGACCTAGGGTTACAAGAACAACGCCCTTATCAAGGACAGGAGAAACCTCCTGCTCAAGAGATCATGCTCACCTACGAGTTTGTAGATGAGTTTATGAAAGATGAAGATGGGAATGAGATTGAGGATAAACCTCGTTGGCTAAGTGAGACCATCCCTCTTCACCATCTTCAAGCGGATCGGGCTAAAAGTACAATGCGGTACAAAGCACTTGATCCTACATTAGCTTATGGAGGAGACTTCACGAAAGTGCTAGACACACCTTGTAACGTTACTATCGTACAGAATGCAGGGAAAGGTCAGCATGCAGGGAAGGTGTTCACTAACATCGCTGGTATCTCTTCTATGCGTCCTCGTGATGCACAGAAATGTCCTGATCTAGTTAACCCACCTAAAGTGTTTGATGTTGATGATCCTGACATGGAAGTGTTTGAGTCTCTTCCTGAATGGGTTCAAGACAAAATAAAAACTAATTTAGAGTTTGAAGGCAGTGCTCTTCAAGATAAATTAGGAGGAGATGATCCTGTTAAGAAAGAGAAGCCTAAAAAAGAGGCTCCTACTGAAGGCACCACTGGTGAAGACCAGCCTTGGTAGTCTAAATGGGTATGCAGGCTTTGATAGATGCTGACATCTTACGCTATGAGGTTGGCTTTGCTGCTGAATATGGGTGGCAAAGCACAGATGAGAATGGGGAGAAAGAAATCCCTCCATTCGATTATGTAGCTGAGATGTTAGACCAAAGGATTGCAAACATTTGTGCGGAGGTTTGGGCAACTGAACCTCCAATCTTATTCCTCACTGGTAAAGGTAACTTCCGTGATGATATCGCTAAGAGAAAAGGGTATAAAGAGAACAGAAAAAGTTCTAAGAGACCATGGCACTTCGATAACATCACTGCGTACATGCAAGGATTGTATGATACAGTTGTCTCAGAGGGAATGGAAGCAGATGATTTGCTCAGTATTGAACAAGTGTCTCGTTTGAAACAAGAAGACACAATAATCTGTTCAAGAGATAAGGACTTGAAGATTACTCCGGGCTTACATTACACTTGGGAGCTTGGTAAACAACCTAGTTGGGGGCCGGGAATGGTTACTGAATTAGGGGAATTACATCTTAAAGGTACTAAATGCACTGGAACAGGTAAACGTTTCTTCTATGCTCAATGTCTTATGGGAGACACTACGGATAATATTCCGGGGCTTCCTAGATGTGGGCCAGTTAAAGCTTACAAGCTCTTAGAAGGCTGTGAGGAAGAGATGGAGATGTTCAAGGTAGTCTTAGGTGCTTATGAGGAGAAGTATGCTGAGAACGCACGAGAGGAGCTCTTAGAGCAAGCACGTCTGTTATGGATGGTGCAAGAGCTGGATAGTAAAGGTAAACCTGTTATGTGGGGTTTTCCTGATGAAGAGATTGAGGAGAATGTTAATGACAACTAAACACCCAATGCCAGAACCACACGTACACGCTGAGTTAATGATGGCTAAAGCCGAAGGTGCAGTTATTGAATACGAAATCGGCGGTGTATATGTCCTAGCAAATAACCCTATGTGGTACGAAGACGCAACCTACCGCATCGACCCAACCTGCGACTACGCCAAAGCCAAAATTGCTGAGTTAGGTGGTGACGATATGGTTGAGTTATATATTTACTGGTTAGACGGTGGTGAGGTTTGTTCTATTTCAAACGGTGCAAAGGTAACTTTAGGTAGTGATTCAGACAACCCGTTCAGTCTATTTTATGAAGTTATTAAAGATAATGAAGTCATTAAAAAGAAACGCATGGTTAAACAAGTGTTGTGGGTTGATACAAGACTGGAGAAAGGCAAACATATGCATCATTTATGGAGAAATATAGAAAAAGGTGCTCCACGACATGCTTACTGGCACAAAGTGCCTTCATGCACTAGAGAGGTAGAAGGAGATGTTTAGTTATTTAATAGAATACGGAGTTGTAGCTTATGTAGGACTCTTAGGATTGATTATGTTATTCGGGATTATCTTGTTAGCTTTAATAGTTCATAAAGAATTAAAGGAGGAAAATGACAAGCCGTAACGGAGGAGATTGGACGGAGGCAAGATTCAACTCTTTTATTAAATCAGCTCTTCGTAATGCGAGCCAGAAATGGCCACCAAGAAACAATATTAAAAAGAAGGCTAGGGTATCAAGAGGAATCTACCTCTGTGCATGTTGTGGTAAACATGTTCCTGCTTCCTTACCACCAAAAGAGGGGAATAAGAGACGTATAAATAACGCTGTGGTAGATCATATTGAACCTGTAATTGACCCTGCTAAAGGTCATACTACTTGGGATGAAGTTATTAACAGAATGTTCTGTGAAGAAGATGGGCTTCAAGTAATGTGTCACGAATGCCACACAATTAAAACTCAAGAAGAAAAAGAAATCGCTAAAGAAAGGAGACGAAATGAAAAATGAATACAATGAATATTCGTTATTCCAAGATGTTGCAGATGAGGAGTTACGAGCTCGTAATCAAGGCATAGTTTTAGCTAATATTGTTGAAGACTCTTTCATCAGTGGTAGAGTCTCTCAGAAGGGATGTATGATGGTTATGGGATATTTCCTTAGCCTCCCTAAGAAAGATCGAGGAAAAGCTCTAGAGGTGTATAAGGAAGCCTCTGAGATTAGACAGTTACCATTAGTAGAGGAGATTAGAAATGACTAAGGCAGTAGACACACAAGTTGGTGGAGATCACTATAAGAACATGAAGATGCAACCAATGGAGCTTGCATATATTGTAGGAGGTAGTCCTGCTTTTACTAAGGTGGCTAAGTACATCACTCGTAAGAAAGATGATCGAACTCTTAACTTAGAGAAGGCGATTCACTGTATCCAGTTTGAATTTGAGCACATACGTCAACGAGTGGAGAATTATAAAACCTATCTCCCAACTTACACAGGGGATGATATCCGAACCTTCTCTGAACAGTTCGAGAACGAAGAGTTTGTATTTTCGGTATTAACTAAGGTTATTAATGGCTTCCTTCAAGAAGCAGCAGATGAGATTGATGAATTCATTGCTAATGAGGATCTCACAACTTACTAGGAGAAGATATGTTATTTAAATACGAAGCAGCCGCTCTAGTTGTAGCAGTGGCTGTTATAGCAATTCTTCAAATCAAGGAGGCTTACGGATGGATGTTGTGAGTAAACCAGCAGAATTTATTATCACCGAAGTAGATGTTGACTATGGAACAGTGGTACGTAGATTTGAAAGATTCTTCTCTTCTCCTGAAGAGGCGAGTAATTGGTGTAAGAGATGTAGTTTTGGAGGATATTTTTATTATAGCGGGAGGAAATTAAATGGGTAAAGAGCAAATTAAGGTTGTGTTAAAAGATAGTATGGGTAGTGACCTGTCTACTGTTAACTCAGCTAGGGTATCTTTCGATAAAGAGAGTGAGTTTGAAGTTGTTAAAGATGGTGTTGGCTGTGATCTTCATTGGGAATACCAAAAACTTAAAAGCTCGGATGAAAAACTAATCAACTATCTAGCTTCCCACAAACATCTGACACCCTTTAGACACAATCAAATCCAAATCAGATGCTCTGCCCCTATCTTCCTAGCAAGACAGCTTGGTAAGCATCAGGCAGGGCTTAGTTGGAACGAGGTGAGTAGACGTTATGTAGATAACCCACCTGAGTTCTTTACTCCTGATGAATGGAGAGGCAGACCAGATGGGAGTATTAAGCAAGGTTCTGGAGGTGTTGTAGATGAATTGGTTGTGTATGACAGACTGTTTGTGCCAGATGCTTACTTATTAGCTGTTGACCATTGTGAAACATTATATAACGGTATGGTTGAAAAAGGAGTCGCACCAGAAATGGCACGTATGATACTTCCTCAATCTATGATGACTGAATGGTATTGGTCAGGTAACTTACTAGCATTCGCTCATATCTATAAAGAGCGTATTGCAGAAGGTGCTCAACTTGAAGCCCAATGGTTTGCAGAGGAACTCGATAGTGTTATACGTCCTCTGTTCCCTGTTTCTTGGGCAGCGTTGGTGGATTAGGAGGATTATTTGAATAAAGAATTAAAAGTTGTAGGAGCACCTACTTGTATTCAGTGTCAGGTGTTACAAAACTTCTTAGAGGGAATGGGTGTTGACTACACTTACATCAGTCTTTCAGACGAGACAGACGAAGCAAGATGGGGGATTAAAGCTATGGCTAAGAACTCCGCACGCTCTCTTCCTGCTGTCTTTATAGATGAGGAATACATAGGTAGTCTCCATGAAGGAATTGCTTATGCAAGAGATCTAGGAGGGAATTAATGGATCATTTAGTTATACCAGATGTACACGCTAAACCGGGAGATGAAGGTAAGAAACGACTGACAGCTCTTGGGAAACTTATTGTTGAAAGACGACCAGAGAAGATTATTTGTATTGGTGATTTCGCTGATATACCTTCCCTATCTTTCCATGATGTAGGTACTAAGAGGTTTGAAGGAAGATCATATCGTAATGATATTAAAGCAACAGAGAAAGCTATGAAATATCTTATGACTCCTCTGTTAAAACTTCAAGCTAAACAAAGAAAAAATAAAAAAGCTATTTACAAACCTAAGCTTGTAATGGTACTAGGAAACCATGAAGATCGTATTACACGATATGCTAATGTTAACGCAGTTATGGATGGGACAGTCTCTCTGGACGATCTTCCTTATGCAAAATATGGTTGGGAAGTTGTTCCTTTCTTAAAACCTCATGTAGAAGATGGGATCACTTATGTTCACTACTTAGTTAGTGGAGTTATGGGGAGACCTGTTGGTGGCGTGAATATGGGTAGATCGTTGCTTCTTAACGCTCACTCCAGTATTACAGTGGGACATTCTCACACTGTTCACATAGGAGCAGAGGTAGATGCTAACGGTGTTCTCTTTCAGTCTCTATGCTGCGGATGCTTCATGGAAGAAGGAGAGGATTGGAACAACCATCAATCAAATGCTATGTGGCGATCAGGAGTTGCCTACAAACATGATGTAGAAGACGGTCATTACGATTTAGAATGGATTAGTTTAGAGCGACTGCTGAAGGAGACTCGTATTGATTAAGATTTATCCAGAAAGAGATAGGCTCTTATCGGAGCAAGGTTATAAACTGGTAACACAGTTCTATCTAAGAGATGGGGAGACTTCTCCTCAACATGCTTATGCTAGAGCTTCTTATTACGCAGCTAGAGGAGACATTGCGTTAGCACAGAGAATCTATAATTATGTATCACAGCAATGGTTTATGTTCGCTTCGCCTATACTGTCCAATGCAAGGTTCGATGAACAGAAGAAAAGAGGTTTACCAATCTCATGTTTCCTCACCTACATTGGAGACAACCTACCTTCTATTGTAGCTCACCAAGAGGAATTAGCTTGGTTGACATTAGAAGGAGGAGGTGTTGGAGGGCACTGGTCAGATGTACGTGCTGTTAGTAAGAAAGCACCGGGGCCAATACCTTTCATGAAACTTCCTGACTCTGCTATGCTTGCCTACAAACAAGGGGAGACAAGGAAAGGGGCTTATGCTGCTTACTTAGACATACGTCATCCTGACATTGCTAAGTTCATTGAGATTCGTACACCAACAGGTGGGGATATTAACCGTAAATGTTTAAACATTCATAACGCTGTTAATATTACGAACGATTTCATGGAGGCTGTAGATGAAGGGGCTGATTGGGACTTAGTCTGCCCTGCTTCAGGAGAAGTGCGAGAGACATTGAAAGCAAGGAGTATTTGGGAGAGATTGTTAGAGACTCGTGCTGAGACTGGTGAACCTTATTTAAACTTTATTGATACTGCTGAAGAGGCTATGAACCCTATTCTAAAAGAGAAAGGGTTAAGCCTTCACGGATCAAACTTGTGTAATGAGATACACCTACCTACTGATGAAGAACGTACTGCTGTATGTTGCCTCTCTTCGGTTAACCTAGAACGATTTGATGAATGGAAGGATGATCCTCAGTTTATCCCTGATCTGATTACAATGTTAGATAATGTGTTAGACATCTTTATTGAAGAGGCCAACCCTAAATATTTAAGCAAAGCAATCTTCTCAGCTACACAGTCAAGAGATATTGGTTTAGGTGCTATGGGCTTCCATGGTCTTCTTCAGGAAAAGAACATTCCTTTTGAATCAGAAGAAGCAAGAGCCCTTAACATCAACATCTTCTCTCACATGTGGTCTCAAGCTAAAGATCAGACGAAGAAGCTTGCTGAAGAGAGAGGGGCAGCTCCTGATTTAGAAGGGAGTATGATGGCACGTAATGCACATCTGTTTGCTATTGCCCCTAACGCTAATAGCAGCATCATTGCAGGTTGTTCCCCTTCTATTGAGCCTATTAAGAGTAATGGTTTCGCTCATAATACAAGAGCAGGGACTCACTACATAGGCTCTAAGAGGTTTAAAAAGGTGTTAGAAGGGTATGGCAAGGATACAGAGGAGATCTGGTCGTCAATCAAGGCTAATGGAGGCTCAGTGCAACATCTTGAGTTTCTGTCTGACTTAGAGAAGAAGGTTTTTAAAACAGCCTTCGAGATTGACCAACATTATGTTGTAACTCATGCTTCAGATAGACAACCTTTTATCTGTCAAGGGCAATCCGTGAACCTATTCTTCCCATCAGGATCAAGTAAATGTTATGTAAATAGCGTCCACTTATCCGCTTGGAAGAAGAAGCTTAAGGGGCTTTACTATTATCGAACAGATAGTGTAGGTAAAGCCGATCAAGTAGGTACTAAGGTTGATCGTGTTAAATTGCAAGCAGAGGAATGTACTGCCTGCCACGCTTAATGTTTCAAAAGGCAATGAGGGAAGTCTTAGAGGATTGGAGAGCCTAGTCGAAGACCTCATCATATTAATAACAGGAGATAACATGAAAATTAAAATTAAAATCAGAAAAGATATGCGTTTAGTAGATGGTGTGTGGGACAATGTTAAGACTGCTACTGTTACGATTAAAGGAGGACAGACATTAGAACTTGTTCACATCCTTTCTTCTCCTGAGCAATCAAACTGGAATGGTAAGGACTCGGAACTAACGGAGACAGCTATGATTTTCTTAAAAGATATGCTGTCTTATGAAGACTTCCAAACACTACTACAAGCTAACTCGGAGGCAAACAATATTGTCGCTACAAAATTTTAATGAAACTTATAAACCTTTTAAATACCCTTGGGCAATGGAATTCGCTAACAAACATGAGCAAATCCATTGGATCGAAGGGGAGGTAGAGCTTCAGGATGATGTTGCAGATTGGCAAGTTGGGGATGTAACTCCCGGACAGAAAGAATTTGTAACACAGATCCTGCGTCTCTTTACACAAACTGATGTTCAGGTAGGACAAAATTACTGTGATCAGTTCATCCCTGTATTCAAGAACAATGAAATACGAGCTATGCTTCTTTCTTTTGCTGCTAGAGAAGGGATTCATCAACGAGCTTATGCTCTCTTAAACGAGACACTAGGGCTTCCTGATGAAGAGTTCAGTGCGTTCCTTGAATACGAAGAGATGGAAAAGAAAGCTGTCTTTATGGCAGACTCAAACATTGATACCGATATGGGCTTAGGACAAGCTTTAGGTAAAACAGTTGTAAATGAGGGGGTGATGTTATTCTCTGCTTTCATCATGCTATTAGCCTTTAAACGAGAAGGGTTAATGAAAGGTATGAGTAAAGTTGTTGAGTGGAGTATTCGAGATGAGACTGAACATGTTAACGGTATGTCCAAACTGTTTGTTGAGTATTGTCGAGAGAATCCAGAAATTTTAACAGATGAGTTCAAAGCACAGGTTTACGGAATGTTCCGAGAAGCTATTGAACTAGAAGATAAGTTTATCGATTTAGCGTATGAGAACGGTTCTCCCCCTAACCTTCATAAAGAAGAGGTTAAGAACTATCTACGCTATATTGCAGACCGAAGACTTCTAGGAATTGGTTTTAAACCTAACTTTGGTGTCAAAGATAACCCTCTACCTTGGGTAGAGGAGATTCTTGGTGATCAAATGACTAACTTCTTTGAGCAAGGGGTTACTGATTACTCTAAAGCGTCATTAACAGGAGAATGGTGTTATGATTAAAGATTATTTTTCAACACTGCCAGACCGAATTAAGATGTTCCTCTTATTCCCTTTAGCAGGTATTTTGGGGCCGTTCATTGCTGCCCTATCCACTAATAAATTTTTTAGGTATTTACCTAAGCTATAATTAAACAAAAAAAAAAGAGGGGAACCTATTCAGGAACCCCTCTCTAAACATTTCTATCTATACTCCTTTGGTAATTGCTTACGTGCAAGTTCAGATAAGTAGGCCTGCTCACAGTGGTTATCTTGCCAAAAGAATAAAGCGTCTATTCTTTTATAAGCGTGTGATTGGCTTCTTAATCGCCACGCTCTAGCTGATAAAGTTTCATCAGCCATGCCCCAGCCGTCCCCTTTAACTGGGATAGCTGTATTAAATGTCTGATCTATTGATATTAAGAACTGCTTCATATCAACACGTCCTCTTTGTTAAGGCTTTCACCCAACGCACCAAGCGTATCAATCATAATATCCATTTGATAAGCTGCATGGGCGATTGAACCGATTGCGATCAATAGACCGATAAATATTAACCACTGGCTTAACTTATTCATGGTTCATCACT